TAGCAGAAATAGTTAGCGAAGATAGGAGTATGAAGAAGGTGGATGCAGAAATAGAGAAATGTATTTGCGTGTGCAAGGCATGTCATGGAAAGTTGGAGATGTAATGGAAACGACAATATTTGGTCCACCAGGGACAGGAAAAACAACAAAACTTATTTCAATAGTTCAAGAAGAAATAAAGAATGGAACACCACCCGAAAAGATAGGGTTTGTTTCTTTTAGTCGAAAGGCTGCAGAGGAAGCAAAAACTAGAACAATAGAAAAATTAGGTATTAGTGATGAGAAACTTGTTTGGTTTAGAACATTACATTCATTAGCTTTTCAATGGTTAGGTTTAAGCACCAAAGATGTTTTATTTGGAAGTGATTATACAAAATTAGGTAAACTTTTAGGACTAGAATTTTCTGCTAATTCATCATTAAACATTGCTGATGGTATGTTATTTACAGCAGGAAAAGATGGAGATGCTTATCTTGGATTAATTAATATGGCTCGTGTTCGAGGTGTAAGCTTAGAGCAACAGTTTAGTGATACAAATGACCGTAGGATGACTTTCCAACAAGCCAAACTAGTTCAACAAGCATTACATGATTATAAGAAAGCAATGAAGAAACGTGATTTTGTAGACATGATACAAGACTTTATAGATCAAGGCGAAGGTCCTATTTTAGATCTTTTGATAGTGGATGAAGCACAGGACTTAGTCCCTATGCAATGGGACATGGTTAAAAAAGTTTTAGTTCCAAGGGCAAAGAAAATTTTTTATGCAGGAGATGATGATCAATGCATATATTCTTGGATGGGAGTAGATGTTAAAGACTTTTTAAATGCTAGTTCTAATAAGATTATATTGGATCAGTCTTATAGAATCCCTTTAGATGTACATGATATAGTAGAAAATTTAGTAGGAAGAATCTCTACCAGACAATCGAAAGTTTGGCAACCCACCACAAAAAAAGGTGCAGTCGTTTGGCATTATGATATGATGGATGTAGACCTCAGAACTGGAGAGTGGTTGATCCTTGCAAGAACGAATTACATTGCTAATAAAATCGCTAACAAACTTAAAGAAAGTGGATACCTCTTTTGGAAAGAAGGTTCTGGTTGGTCTATTTCCCCAAATGTACTTAACGGAATAGAGGTGTGGAATAAAATATGCAAAAATCAACAACTGCCGATAAGCGAATGGAAGAACTTTTCGAAAATAACACAGCCTCATGTGTTTACCAAACATGGAAGAAAAGCATTAACTTCTTTAGACCCCGAAAAATTATATTCAATAGATCACATGGTAGACTGTCTAAATGTGTCAGCGGAGACACATTGGAACCAAGTGGTAAAAGTATCGGACAAGGAGTTGACCTACATAAATTCAGTGAGGAAGAGTGGGGAGAAGATTTGGAACGGATCACCAAGACTAAAAATTTCTACGATCCATAAGGCAAAAGGTGGGGAGGCAGACAATGTCCTACTTATGCTAGAGTCTTCAAGAGCATGTGCAGAAAGTCCTGATCAAGATTCCGAGATTAGGACTTTTTATGTAGGGGCAACAAGAGCAAAACAAGAATTACACATTGTAGAATCAAGTAAAGATAATGGATTTAGATTATGAAAAAAGATAGAAAACATTTTTTAGACGAGGCAGAGAAACTAATTAACGGACCGAGAGCCAAGGAATATGGGCCAGCTAAGTTCAATCATGAACGAATAGCAAAGATTTGGTCTGTTATTTTAGCTAGAGAGGTAACCGCTGAAGAGGTGGTTGCTTGTATGATAGGAGTTAAATTAGCTAGATTAGCAGAGAGTATAGGACATGATGATTCTTGGATTGATATCATTGGGTACGCAGCACTTGGTGGAGAGATTATAAATCATGAAAAAGAAACATCAGTATAATTTAGCAGACATGGGGGGCGATTGGTTTAAAGCGAAAGGACCAGAAGAAATGCCAGACTTAACTAACGAAGATATAAAAGAAGTAGCATCCGTTGGGTTAGAAAGTGATTGGTCTCCTCCTTCTTCTTTCCCTGATCTAACTAAACACGACAGAATAGCCGTGGACTTGGAAACACGAGATCCTAACTTGATAAAACTCGGACCAGGGTGGTGTAGAAAAGATGGTTATGTAATTGGTGTGGCTGTCGCTGCAGGAGATTTTATAGCTTATTATCCAATAAGACATGAGGGTGGAGGGAATCTACCACCAAAGAAAGTTTTCTCCTGGTTAAAAAAACAAATGGAAACTCCTAACATAGAAAAAGTTTTTCATAATTCTATGTATGATTTAGGATGGCTTAGAGCCGAGGGCATAGAAGTTCAAGGCAAGATCATAGATACAATGATCGCAGCACCTTTGTTAAATGAAAACAGGAGATATTATAATCTTAATTCACTTGCAGGAGAATATCTTGGAGAGTGGAAAAACGAAAAGATGATGAACAAAGCTGCAGAATATTTTGGTGTAGATGCAAAGTCTGGCATGTGGCAATTACCTAGTCGTTTTGTTGGTGCTTATGCTGAACAAGATGCTAGAGTCACGTTAAAGCTTTGGGATCATTTAAGACCTTTATTAGATAAAGAAGAATGCAATGCTATATTTAATTTAGAATCTTCTTTACTTCCTGTTTTACTAGACATGAAAACAAAAGGTGTTCGTGTCAACATAGACAAAGCAGAAAGTGTCAAAAAGATGTTGGCTAAAAGAGAAAAAGAATTGCTACAAGAGGTGGTCAAAGAAACTGGATTCTCTATAGAACCTTGGGTCGCCACATCTATAGCAAAAGTGTTCGACTCCCTTGGCATCCACTATTTTAGAACAGAAAAGTCTGGGTCGCCTATGTTTACAAAACAGTTTCTCTCTAATCATCCCCACCCCATTGCGGCAAAGATTCTTAAAATTAGAGAACTTAACAAAGCTAACACTACGTTTATAGAAACTATTCTTAATCATTCTCATGAGGGTAGAATACATTGTGATTTTAATCCTTTAAGATCCGATGATGGAGGAACAGTAACAGGGCGATTTAGTTCTAGCAACCCCAATTTGCAGCAGATACCTGCACGAGATCCTGAGATCAAAAAATTAATTCGTGGTTTGTTTATCCCGGAGGAGGGCCACAAATGGGGTTCCTTTGATTATGCATCACAAGAACCAAGATGGTTAGCTCATTATTGTGGTAGCTTGACAGGAGAAAATAAACATCCTCAGATAGATCAAGTGATAGAAATGTATAATAAAGGAAATGCTGACTTTCATCAGATGGTAGCCGATATGGCAGGTATATCTCGTAAGAATGCTAAGACAGTTAACCTTGGAATTATGTATGGAATGGGGAAGAAAAAACTTGCTAATGTTATGGGTGTAGATGAAGAAGAAGCTGAAAAATTATTATCTACATATCACGAAAAAGTTCCTTTTGTAAAAGGAATAGCAGATAAGACTTCTAGTCATGCAAAAGAACACGGTGTAATAAGAACCTGGTTAGGTCGTAAATGTAGGTTTGATATGTGGGAGCCTAATTCATATGGATATAATAAAGCAATGCCTCTTGCAGAAGCCGTTAAAGAATATGGTAGTAAAGGTAGAATTAGAAGAGCCTTTACATACAAAGCTTTGAATAAATTAATCCAAGGTTCGAGTGCCGACCAAACAAAAAAAGCTATGGTAGAATGTTACAAAGAGGGACTGTGTCCAACATTAACAGTTCACGATGAATTGTGTTTTAACATAAAAGATCAAAAGGAGGCAGATAAGATTGTTGATATAATGTCAAATTGTATCCCAAATCTTAAAGTGCCTTTTGAAGTAGATTCTGTGTTGTGCGACAATTGGGGCGAAGTAGATTAATAAGTAGACTTGACATACAGATCGTGCAACTCTGACATAGGATCCTCTGCGGGTTTTTCATTCTCAAAAATTTCGTAAGCATGAGATCTAATGTTTGATCTATGTAAGCCTATGTCTTTCAATGTAGCATCATCCAAGCTGTTTAATGCAGATATTGTTCTTCCGATTTTAAATTTGTAAAATAATTTTGATAACATTTAATACTCCTTTTCTATTATTAATATATGTTGTTTCCATAAAATAAAAAACTAGGCAAAAATGAAATATATTGTTGCCAAAAAAGCGTGAATCAACGCTAGGTTATGTAGATTAATTATAGAAAAAAGAAGTATATTTTAGGTAGGAATCATACCAAGACATATTGTTTCGGCTATCCTAGAGCGTCTGAGAGCCTCGTTTTTCAAGGGTTCCCATAATTTCATGGCGTTTTTGATCAGATAGGCGTGACCAGGATGAAATCTCGTCAAGTGTTCTAAAACACCCTACACATATATTATTTTTTATTTTACATACGTTTAGGCACGGGCTTACAATACGCTGTGATTTTTTTATTCTTGCCATCTGGATAGGGAATCTCTGGTTGGTCGTTTAATCTTGTAGCAAAATACAAACAATCATTAACATTGGGAAATGTTTGACTTTGGTTAATAATTACTGTGCCTATCATATAGACTAAAGCAAACTCTATCATTCATCTTTGGTTTTCCAAAAGTATTCATCTGTATCGCCAAGTCTGGTCATTTTACCATTCTCAACTTGATATTCTATTGTACTCACTTTGAAGTCTGGTTGCAATGGCTCTTGTGGTGTCAAAGAGTTGTCATATACTCTCATTCTGTTGTTTGGATATAAACAAAACTGTCCATTATTAAGTTCTAAAAGATTAAATGATTTGTGTTCTGCTGGAGTTTCACTTGTTGAATAATCAACTACATTTGGATCCTGGTGATAATTATCAAGAGTACAAATATATGATCCAGTTACAGTTCCATGATCTCTAGTTAACACTTCAAAATCCATTGATCCTATGAACTGTTTGCAAATAGACACCACGCCATAATCCATACAATTCCAAAACTGAAGATTGTAAAGATCCAAATCTGGAGTCGGGGTATTTGGTTTTGATACGAATGCAGAAATAGGTAATTTGTCATACAAAGCACCATAATCAGGAAGGTAAGTTTCAAAGTAAAAACTTCTACCAGGAATAGATTTTGCAGTAACCCAGACACCTTTTACAAATTCTCCATGTCCATCTTGCAAGTCTCTTAAATATTCTTTTCTAACCCAAACGTCTACCGAGGGCAGGTTGCAAATTAATGTTGACATTATGATTTAGGATTCTTTTTTCTAGCTTTTTTAGTTCTTGCATATGATCTATTCTTTGAAGCAGACACAACTTTTAATTTACTTTTTTTGTTAAGAGCATTACCACCAACGTGGTGCACATCTTTACCATCACCTTTTTTTACCTTACCCTTACGCATCATTTGTCTACGAGCCAAGTTTCGATTAGCTCGTTCCTTTCTGCGGGATTTAGGTTCAATAG